AAATCTTTTTGTCTGGCCATTTTATTTCCTTTTTATTATATTTTCCAACCAATTGGTTTATTATCTATGGCCTGTGCTGGGTTTCTAAAACCTTCAAACACTTCCCAAAGGCTTTCCATAACAGCAAATTTTGTTACTAGTCCAATTTCTCTTCCATGTGCATCTATTTCCCATGGATGGATCCAGTAATCAATCTCGTCTGAGTTTATTTTTCTACCAAGCCAATGTGATAAGTCATCATTAGTTTCATTGTAAATATGTTGTTTGACATGCACCATTTCATGTGCAATTGTTTCTATGATTGTTCTGGCACCAATACCAGGATGAACTTCAATTAGAAACTCTCTTGGTTGGTTTCTAGTATTATAATCTTCAACTAAACAGGAACCATAATCTTTTATTTTCTCGTCAAACTTAATCTTAACAGAACAATTATTTCTAATTTTTTTATTAACGATTAATTCTTTGGCAAAAAAATGGACAGCCCGTTCTACATAAGGCTTGAAATCTTCGTCAGGACAATTATAAATTCTAAGTTTCATATTAACTCCTTGAGAGACCAGCCTTATTTAGAACATTACATCTTTTCCACTTTTACTCCTGCTTTGTTGAGGAAGTCCACTCCAGCATCGTCACGATAGCTATTACGATAATAAACAGAAGATATGCCAGCTTGAAATACCAACTTGGCGCAATCAAGGCAAGGAGCATGAGTAACGAACAATACAGACCCACTTCCAGATCCATCAAATTTCGCCAGTTTAGCGATAGCATTAGTTTCCGCATGTAACACCTCAGGTTTAGTTTTTGTTTCACCAGTAAAAAGCCATGATTTTGTAACGTCACAATATTCAGTTACCTGATTTTCACAATTATTATCCCATCCAGACGGTGTTCCGTTGTATCCAATAGAGATAATACGTTCATCTTTGACTATGATGGCACCAACATGTAGACGTTTGGCGGTAGAACATTCCGCAAAGACCTCAGCGGTCTTCATATATGCATTAATGTGTTTTGGTTTCATAATGTGAAATATTACTTAATATATTCCAATGAATCCTTACGCATCTTATATAACTGTTGTGTCAGGTCTTGTCTAGGTTCAAATTTACAAACTGAAATGAAATCGACACCATCAATTTCTTCTGTACCCCAATGTTTGAAGGTATAGAAAACTTCTTGTGATGATTTCACACGCACCTTTACAGGATTAGAATGTTGGAGTTCTTTGTTTCGATATTTCATAATAACACCATTATACTAAAAAGAAAGGGCTCTGTCAAGAGCCCCTTTATTATTTATCTTTATTTTGGAATCGTTCTGGATAATTCAGACGTTCCCATTCCTCATCGGTTACTGGCCACCAATTAAACATCTACTGTTTCTTTGGTTTTAGATTTAACCTTGGTTTCTGGTGCAAATGTACCAGTCATCAAAGGAATCTTTTTGATTTGGTCTTGGACTCTTATCATATTAGAAAGACCAATCTTCAACATACCGTTCATCAACTCTGCGTTTTCAATTTCAACCTTGTCGGCCAATTTGAATTCACGGGTGAAATTACGGTTTGCGATACCTTTGTAGATGAAGTTTTCAGGTGCATCATCACTATCTTGTGTGTTACCTTTGATAACAAGTTTGTTACCTTCCAAAGTAACTTCAATATCAGACTGAGCGAAACCAGCAACTGCCATTTCAATGACAAATTTGTTTTCTTTTAGCTGTTTGATATTGTATGGGGGATACATTGCCGCTTTGGCAATTGATTTTGACATAGACTCCAAGTCATTGAATACATCATTGAATCCAATAGAAAATGGGTCGAATTTACGGAAGTGACTGAATAAGTCTGTCATAGTTTTCTCCTATTAAGCGAGTTTAAAAAATTGCCGCCTCGATGAGCACGGCACCATAATTATACTAGTATTTATACTACCTGTCAAGTATTTTGTGGTTTTTTACCAATATTATACTTCGGTGTTAGTTGCCATTCTGCTTTCTCTTTATGAGAAATGATTTTAACCTGTGATAGGAAGATAGGAGGTGGTGTTTCAGTTTGTGATTTGTTCACAATCGTAATCAGTCCCCAATCTTGTAATAGGTTAGCGATAGCATTCCTACGAGAAAGGTCATTCTCGGTAATGTCTGTTGGTTTGCCGTCTAAGGCAAATAATTCCTTGAAGTGTACTATGTAGTATTGTCCACGTTTGTGGAGAATATGACAAGACTGGAATAAAGTCTTATCTTTTTTGGAAGCCACACCGATCCGTGTTAGTGTTTCACGGACTTTTAAGAAATCATCTTGTTCTTGTAATGTTACTTCCACCAAATCCTTAACGTCAATCATATCACCCGCCTTTGTCTGTTTTTCTTTTTATTTCAGCGATTTGTTCATCAGTAAGAATACGCAAGGCTTCTTTAGCCTTTTGATTGGAGTAACCAAAATATGTTTTAATACAATCAATATTCTCATCGTTCTTAGACTTATGCCACGGTTGAAATTTCCGTTTCATATGTCTAATACTATTTAGATAATACTGGTATTGCATATCTTTTTCTGTGTTTGGCCAGAGATTCATCTCGTTGGCATACAACACACAATCCATATGATTAGATAAGGCACGATTGATTACAAATGGAACATAATCTTTATAATCCATTTCATCAACGAAAACAGATTTACCAGTTTCTAATATTGATGGTACTATTTCTTTGAATAAATCTGGCATTACTTGAACTCACATTCCACCATAATTTCTGTGAGACAGGCAATCAAATTGATTTCGTGGTCAGCCACAAATGCCGCTTGATATTGGTACTTGGCAAGGATAAGAACCAGTTGAGGTACCGAATTGGCTTTCAACAGTTCGTATAGACCATCATACAATTTACGGAAGATGCGTGTAGGATCATTGTCCAAGTTCATGGTGACCCATTTACGAGCACCAGCAAAGTCTTTATCTTTAAGAGACTTAGTTAACTCACCTAGTTGTACATCCGAAACAGAAGCTAAAATACCTTTGTCAATACTACCTGATACACCATATCGTTGTAATTCATTAAGAATACGGCGATTATCAGGGAAATGTTTAGTGACAACAGCGGCAACAACTTCTTTATCGTATGTGATACCTTCTTCTTTTAGAATAGATTCAACACGCTTGAAAAATGCCGTGGCCATTTTGGCTTTAGAACCATTTGGCTTAACATCAATTACAGTACAACGTGAATGAATAGGATCAATAATCCGATTCTTAAAATTACAGGTGAATATGAAAGAACAGTTAGATGCAAATTCTTCAATACCTGCACGTAGGATAGCCTGTGCATTAGGCGTTAGATAGTCTGCTTCATCTAGAATAATGACCTTACGGCCACCAGTCAAGGACATTGACGAAGCATAGTTTTTGATTTTAACACGAATGGTATCAACACCATTCTCATCAGAACCGTTAATGATAATGTAATCACAACCTACTTCTTCACACATAGCACGAGCAACAGTAGTCTTACCGACACCTGCTGTTCCCGCCAGAAGTAGATTGGGAATCTCTTTACGATTTACAAATTCCTGAAAGGTTGCCTTTAAAGCATCAGGAAGAATACAATCTTCAATTTTCTGTGGACGATACTTCTCCACCCACAACATGTGTTCTGACATTCAAATACTCCATAATATAATTAAATTTCATCGTGCCATTTAAAACCAAGAAGAATCTTGGCCATAAACCTGATGACGGCATTTGGTTTCGTGGGTCTATATACAAACATAGATTCTGATATTTCCCACTTACCAACATTTTTTGCAGAAGTATTCACGACAAAAGAACTGGTCCAACCGATAATACCTGTACCACCATCACTAATCAAAAAACTACCACTAGTTGCAGTAGTGTTCAATTGTTTCTTTCGCCATTCTTCTTTCCATTGTTCACTTGGAGTAAAATCCAAGTTCAATTCAGTTTGTTCAGTTAGAGGCCAAAAGAACTCAATCTCTAACTGATTCATTATTTGACCTCAACCATACTTTCATATAAGGCTTCAAACTCTTTAGATTCTGCAACCTCGGTTTGAAATGAGTTCTTGTGTTGTGTTTTTGCCATACGCTTGAGAATCTTTTTAGGAATCTTCAATTCATCATGTGCAATATCTACAATATCTTTGATAGCAGCATTGTTACCATCATTCTTATGCATATGAAGTACAACTTCGTCAACATATCCTTTTAGTTTCTTCAATGCTTCTTCATCATAAGAACCGAATAATGTATTTACTTTGGTCATATTATTTCTCGCTGTTGTTAACGTCTGCTACGATAGCGTAATCTTCTTCTTCACAAACAATACTTCCATTCACAAGATTGATACCAGTTTTACCTGCTTGTTCACCTTCTGGAATTTTAAATACCGCAACGATGTGTTTTGGATTAAGTGCTACACGATTTTTTGTGACAGCATCAGTTACATAAAACATATTATTCTCCAAACTTAGATTCTTTGGCTTCAATTGCAATCCAATACTGCAAGTCACCTTTTTCATTTACAAACGAAGCCAGACCTTTTGACGATACTTGAACATTATATGTACCAGGAATCATCTTGAAGTTTTCAACCAAGAATACAGCTTTGAATTGTTTATCACTATCGGTTGTACCGATTTCGATTGTGTTTGTGTGTGCTGAATCATCTTTAGCGTTGAAGTTCGTAACAGAGATTTTAGAACCATCGGATTCAAAAGCAATGTTAGGTGAACCCAAGACAGCAGAATTCTTCAATGCTTGTGCAAGGTCTTCATCTTTCAACTTGAATGAACCATCAACAGATGGTAGAGTCAACTCTTTTTCTGGTGCCGAAACAATCATAGATTTGGCAGTCATACGATATTTGGTCTTTGAACGACCAGACTTGAAGATAACATTATTGGAATCAAAATCCAATTCAGTATCTTTACCAAGAGAATGTACTGATAAGAATTGATTCAAATCATAGATACAAAAGTCTTGTGGGAACTCATCAGGCAAAGTGGCTTTGGCAAGCACAGTCTTTGTTGATGAGATGGTGGCAATCTTATTGCCTGTTTTGAATTCAATGCCAGAATTAATTCCAGCAAAGTTCTTTAACACGTTAAGTGTTTCGTTAGATAGTTTCATTCACTTCTCCATTATTTAATTTTTCAAAGTCTATTATATCATGTTCATACAAAAACATCAAGCAGCACATTGCGTGGGCTAAGTGATGTATGCCAGATTCGGGGTCAAGTTGTTCACCCTTCTTCCATGCCCAAATATGTCGTTCCATTGCATCAAAGTACCTGCGTTTTGCATCAGGTACTTTTTGCCAATTACCACGTTCATATTTCTGAGCGCCAAAGGTAAGTACTTTGACAGTCTCTTCTAATGCTAATGCTGGAAGTAAACCATATTCTAGTTTACCGCCATCATACTTACGACCTACACCCATTACATTTCACCAACAAAGTTAGCAACAGCAGGCATATCTCCTTTAAAGTGATATGTACCAATGTGGTCAGTACGCATCCAAGGACACAACCAAATTGAACCACCAATCTTACGCCACATTTGACAGAACATATAATCTTCTGATAGATATCGGTCTGAACCACCACCTGTGATGGAATCTTTAGTATCAATAACTGTATCAAAGAAAGCCTGAATGTAACGTGAACCATCAAAGTTGGCTTGGCCAACGTGGTCTGGTTTGTAACGAATCATTGGATATGCTTCTTCCATCTTAGCAAAGACAGAACGTTCAACCAACATAAATCCTGTACCAATCTCAAGTACTTCTAGTGGTTCTGTAACAGAAAACTTGGCAGTACCTTTAACTGGATTAAACACAAAGTCACCAGTTACATTTGCTAAGTCACCTTCTTTAATATCTGGATTCTTTTCCATTGCCTTTTTAACAGCACGCCACTTGATGGCTTTCTTAGGATAAGGACCACCAATAACTTCTTTATCTAATGCCAACAAGGCAATAACGTCTTGTGGATTAAAGTGAATATCGGAATCCAAAAATAGTAGATGAGTACAATCCGAACGATGGATGAACTCATCTACCAAATAGTTTCTTGCTCTAGTAATCAAAGATTCATTGAAAAGAAATGAAAATTTAATTTTAACACCATACTGCATACACAATGCTTGTAAGTCTAAACAAGCCTTAGCGTAAAGACCATGGTTCATACCACCATACATTGGTGTGGCTACAAATAAACTTTTCTTTTGTAGTTCTTCTTTTTTAACTGAAATTTCCATTTGCTCTCCAAAAAATAAAAAAAAGGGAGTACCACCATTACGGTGGTCTCCCTAATAAATGGTTTAAGCTAAGCTGTAACCTGCTTTGAGTGCTGTGCGCACCATAGCTTTAGTTGGCTTACCGAGACGGTAAGAAGCAACTTTAACACCGTCAGCATTGTACTTGGTGTTAGTGTAGATAACGTGACCTTCTTGGCGAAGTTCGTCAATACGTGCAGACACGTTGCTGATGCCAAAGCGGCGGCGAGCTTGCTCGACTGTGAAGGTGTTGTAACCTTCTGGTTTGCTCAAAGCATTCAACATACGTTGTTTTGCGGATAGTTTAGTCATATTAATCTCCTAATGACAAAGTTTCAAAGTCTTGTTTACACAAGTGTTCATATTATACTATTATATAGTACTTCTGTCAACCATTTTCATGGTATATTTTATTATCTGCCAACTTGTGGCAGATATTTTGCCTTGGTTTCTTCCCAAGACAAGTATATCAAGTCATCATAGAACAACGATTCATAAGATACATTGTTCTTTTTCTTCAACATTGATATACGGCCTTTAGCATATTTGGTTTTCCAAATTTGTGTCAAGGCTTCTTCACTGGTATTAAATGATTTAACCAGTTGTTCATCACCAATCTCCTTGCGGAGAAATTCATTGGTGTTATTATAGAGAGGTGAGAAATAGATACCTCTCTGATGTTCGGTACGAATCAATTCTTTTGGAATGCCAAGTTTGGAATAGGCAAAATTAAGTGTACGATTTTTGTGGTCACGTTTCAATGGTAGACCTTTTGGATTCTTGGCTTCCCACCATTCAAAATATTTTTGAGTATAGTTCTCTTTTACCCAATCGTAAACCATGTTGACAGTCTTGCGACTTGGTTCAAAAGCGACAGAGCCAGATGAGAAACCCATCTTGTTCCAATGTTCCAAACCATCATACTGAGATAGGCCATTGGACTTTGTATTACCATAAAGAGAAGTAGTAGTAACACCAACGAGTGTATTTCCATATCTTACTTTCCAATCATTTTGAACTGTATCTGATAAACATAATAAGGCAAGCAACTTGCCGCCCATATAATTAAAACCTAGTGGTTGTAGAGGAACAATCGTAGAACCAATGGCTGTATGATTAATCATATTACCAGTAGTTTTAATATCTCTTGGCCATCCAATGGCCTTATCTCTTGGTGTAAGGTCTAAGAAGTCAGATGATATACAAATGACACCAAGATACTTTTCGGTCTGTCCATCAATGACTGTATAGAATAGATTACGACCAATATTAGAATTATTCTTCATCGTGGAAGAAAAGGTACGAACAGTATTCCATGTTTCTGCCAAATCACCATTAGACAACTTCATCACTGGTCTTAGTTTTTCATAATCATCAGGCGACTCTGGTTTCCAAAAGTTGGCTTTAACTTGTTCAATCAATTTAACCTGTTCAGGATTCACCAACTGTATATCTTGGCCAAATAATGTTGTGAGTTCCCGTGTGGGATACTTCTCATGTACTTCTAACCACTTCTGATAGAGAGTGTATTCACGCACATCCATTTTAGATGCATATGACAAATCAGAAATCAATTTTGACTTGACTTCATCGGTATCTATATGTTCAAAACGTTCAGGCTCATTTTGTATTTGCCATAGACGCCATTGTTCATCAACGGAAGGTATTTCTTTTTTAGTTGCCATTAACTTGTTGTTTTGCTAGTTGTGCCATAACTTTAGGATTAAAATACTTACGGCGAATCTTGTTTAGTTTCTTCAAACCAAACTGAAATGCCAAAGGTTTTACACGACTAGTATACACTATCCCGTTCATATGGTCAAGCTCATGGAGGAAAACTCTTGCACTTATGCCATCAAAAGTTGCTTCCCTTTTCTCACCTGTGAAATCCTGGTACTCTACCTTAATCTTTTTAGGTCTGGTAACTCTCAACATTAACAATGGGAAAGTAAGGCAACCTTCTTCCATGTGGGATTCACCTTCCGCTTCAATTAATTTTGGATTGTAACAGGCGATATATTCTTCACCAGCACCCATTACAAATACACGATGTTCAAAACCACATTGATTGGCAGATAAACCAAGTCCATTATTTTTCTTACAGGTTTCAACAAGTGTTGATGCAAAACTATTTGGATTGATTGGTGCATTTTGAAAATCAAATTCTGGTAATGCCTTGTGTAATGCCGGATGTGTTGGGTCAACCAAATCAAATGTTTCAATTATTGGCTGTTGTGGTTTTGTTTTTACCTTCTCTGCGGTATCATATAATACAAATTTATCTTCACTCATTTTGCTATCCTTGAAAAGTTACCCTTTTTCTCAAACTTAATAACCGAACGGAACTTATCGAACAGTTGGTCGCCTTTATGGGAAATAACAAACACATTTGTGTCCACACCCATCTCATGTATCAATTTTAAAAATTCTTCTGTACCAACTGTATCAAGACTAGAATCAAATACCTCATCTAGTATCAATAGGTTTGTATTGGTAGAGTTTTTCATCTTAGCAATTTGTCTCCATGTAAAAAGGAGTGCTAAGTCTATACGCATCTTCTCACCTTCGGAGAAATTGGCATAAGAGAATTCATCACGATGTCTACTCTTAATTGTTTCTTCAAAGTTTTCGTTGATGTTGAAGTTAACAAAGAAGTCCATGGCAGTCAGGTACTTGTTAATTAACTTGTTCATAATTGGCAAATATTGTTTAATGATTTTGGTTTTAATACCAGTATCTTTCAATAAAGAACCTGCAAACTCATAGTAATGTTTTTCATTCATTAACTGTTCGTATACCGTATTGAATTCAAACAATTCGGTTTTCAATTCTAATAACTTTTGGTTATCAGTTTGTGGATTATTAACCTTGACTGATAGTTCTTCATACTGTTTGTTCAACTTATCAATATATGTACTGATGGCCTTCATCGTGGCATTATGTTCTGTCACTTGATTTTGGTGTTCAACAATGTGTTGGATAATCTTGGTGATATCCGACATTTCATTGGTGATATTCTCAAGTTCAGTTTCTACCTCAGTAAGACCGGTCTTCTGTGTATTCAGTTTATTGGTACGTTCTGTGACTTGTTGTTCTTTGAAATCTGGTTCAATAGATTGTTTACAAGTAGGACAGTTATCATTATGTTGGTAGAATTCAATATCTTTCTCATTCTTTTTGATATTGTTTTCAATCTTACCTTTGACCTGAAACAAACCTTTAGATTTCTTTTCTAGTTTTTCTTTCTTATCACCAATTTTTGAGTTCAATACTTTAACATGTTTGTTAATCAACTCAATATCATTTTGTAATTTGTTGTGTTGGTCTTTTGATTTACCAATTTCAGCCAGTATCTTGGCAATCTCAACATCAGTATGTATCTTATGTTCTTCAATATTCTGTAATTGAAGTTTAATCTTTTCTTCCGTCAGAGAGATACCATACTTGGCTTTGGTAATATTTTCTTTAAACTCGGATAGTTTTTCTTTGACCACACCATTCATTGACGAAAAGATTTGAATGTCGAGTAAGTCCTCGATAATTGTTCTGCGGTCATTGGCAGATAACTGCATGAACGGAACAAAGGACGCTGAACCAAGGATTACCACCTGCGTGAAGGAATTGTAGTTTAATTTGAGAATTTGTTTCTCTAGTACTTCCTGATAGTCTTT